ATCTTCGCGCCGACCACATCGTTGGATCCGCCGCACTTGAAGAGCGCCACGACGACGGCCGGTCCGAGCTCGCAATCGGACGGCACCGGCGAGGGGTCAAGCCACAAGGCGACACTGATAGGCGCCGGCCCCGGGTGTTCTCTCCAGGGGCGAGCCGAGGGCTTGATCTGCGGATGTCCCCGGCCAAACCGTCAATGATGGGGTGACACAAAGTAGAATTGTGGAGTTCATGTCGTGAAGGCGGATGCCCCCGGCAGGGGTTGTCCCTGCAGCGTCAGACCGAGGTCAGGGTCCGCGCACGGCTTGTGCTTGAATGACGGGTGCGGATCAACAGGATCATCCGGCTTCGCCGGAGGCGCGGGTATCACTCGCCAGAATCTCAAGGGATGGCTGCATCAGATGGATAACGACATCATCATCCAAGCTACGGACGTCCAGAAGACTTATCACACCGGTTCGGTGGCAGTACACGCTCTGCGTGGGGTCAGCCTCGAGGTCCAGCGTAAACAGATCATTGCCGTCATGGGCCCGTCCGGGTGCGGCAAGACCACACTCCTAAATTGCCTGTCCGGATTGGACGCCACCGACGGCGGTGAAGGGCTGGAGGGTGACCGCAGCGGCTGCGATGCGGGCGCCGTAGGCAGTGAGTTGCTGGAGAGTTACAGCGGCGTTGCCAACGGTGGGAGCTGGATTGTAACCCCACGCCAAATAACCTTCAGGCGGCGCGTAAGCAAAAGCACTATCACCAAAATTCGCGACTACAGTACTCGTACCGTAGGTTGAAGCGCCAACATACCAATTGCCTGCGGATGATGTCGAATCAAAATTTGTGTACGCAGTCCCTTGAGTGGCTCCGTTCTTCCAAAAAATCAGATCGCCCGCGTCAGCGTCCCACAACACGCTAATTACGTCATTAACGCCCCACGTAGCTCCGTAGGCAACACCGCCCCCGGACGCGTACTTTTTAGCCTGCTGATAGTAGCCCCAGTGATCACCTCCCCAAGAAGCATTGCCGAGAAAAAAGCCGGCCCCGGATGTTACAATAGGGGCCCCAGACCCCGTCTGGGCAGAACGAGTTACGCCGACAAGGCAGTTATTTGCCGGGTCTACGGTAGTGAATTTGAATTCTGCATACTTTTTGCCGGTGGAGTGTGTATTAGTAGACCTTACTGTGAGGGATGTCGCTGCTAGCGTCGCCGACGCCGTAAGGTCCCCATTCGAAAGTACAATATTCGAGTGTTTATGTGCGGGATCGAATGTAACAGGCATGATTATCTACCCAAAGAGCACCCCTCACGCCTAGAGATGAGCGTGAGAGGCGTCATCAACTGTCCTACGCAGTCGGGAGCGTAACTGTAAACGAATCGATCGTCTGGGTTGCGGAAATTGCTATCGAAGTCGAGGACAAATTCAACTCCGCACCCGAAGTCGAAACAGCACCATCGAGACGCAGCACGCTCTCCGTTGAATCAAGTGCCCCACCATCGGCGACAGCCGCTTCAATGCGGAACCAACCCGCCGTGCCCGTGGCACCCGCAACACCTGACCAGGTTTGCGTGGCCTTCTTGGACAGAACGCCCGCCGCCGCGTTACCCCATCGCAACCCATTGACCGCCGCGACCCCGCCGGTGATCGTAACCGGCGTACCGAAGGAGATTGTCGTGCCGGTACCGGCGGGCACCCACGTATTGAGCAGCGTACCGGTGCCCGGACGAGCAGTTAGAGTAATGACCCCCGTAGCCCCAGTAGTTGAGGCTGTGACGAAGATGTTCAGCGGGTTGTCATTGATCGCTGTGGCGACCAGAGTCGCGGTGCCTGCAACCGTGCCATCGGAAGCAACCGCGCCGCCAAGAAGATCAATCGTTGTCCCCGCCCCGAAGGGCTGGATAGTGAAGGTATCGGCCGAGCCGCTTGTGCCCGACAAAGTCAACGAACCCACGGCGAGGACTTCGCGGGTGGGCGTGCCGCTTGAGGACGAGTAGGTGCAAAGCAACGTGCCGGTGGGGGCTGCATCAGCCGAAGCGGGCTGCGAGCCGTTGTACACTTTCAGGAAGCAATTGCTCATCGAGCGCTTGACCGACCCACCCTTGAGGATTGCGTTACGCAGTGCAGTAGATAATCTCAAAGCCATGATATTCTCCTATTACGCAGCAGGTACAGTGAACGAGAACGAGGACAGGGTCTGCGTTGCCCCGCTCGTGACAGCCGTACTGCTCATATTCATGTCCGCGCCCGAGGTTGCCACGACCCCGTCCATGCGCAGATACACCGCACTTGAATCAAGCGCCCCGGCATCGGCGATCGAGCCGACGTAGCGGAACCAACCCGCAGTGCCAGTAGCGACTGCGGCACCAGACCAGGTCTGTGAAGCGTCTTTGGTAATAACACCAGCCGCTGCGTTGTAATCGAGTTTCAACCCATTGGCTGCGGCTGCACCGACAACCGAACCGCCGGTACCAGAACCGAAGGTCGTGCTGGTCACGGTAGCAGTCGTCGTGGTGCCGGTGAAGGTCAACGCACCAGAGTTCAACGTAGTGCCGTAACCAGGCAACGCCGTCAGGGTAATAACCCCCGCGACGTTCGTTGCCGTTACAAGCTTGTTGGCCGGATTCCTATTGATCTTGAGCGCCACGGCCACTGCTGTAGTCGTGTGGTCCCCCGTATGGGTAACAGCACCGCCGAGAATATCGATGCCCATCAACGTACAAGTATCGATCGACCCACTCGTGGTACCTGAGATCGTCAGCACACCAGTAGCCCTGGTTTCGCTTGTCTTAGCCGCTCCGCCCGATGTGATCGTGGCGAGCAAGGTTCCAGTTACCGCGAGGTTGGGGGTAGCGGGCTGGGTGCCTGAGTAGATGAGTATGTGGCCGTTGTCAAATGCGTCCTTAAAAGAACCGTCTTGGGCTATGAAGTTAGTCAAAGCGGGGGAAAATCTAAGTGCCATCGTAGTGCTCCTTTATTAGATATGTTACCACTTCATACGGCTACATTCCCGGCCGTCTCAGCTCCCTGCATGGTGCAAAGAAGTTGCGCGATGCCGCGATGACGGCGCACAATTGCAGCGCCCTTCGGTTGGATTGGATACGCGAACCGATGCTGGGTCAAGTTTGTTATCGTACCATTCGGTCTACCGGCACATAACCCCCGCTTGGTCGCAAAAAAAGCAATCGGATCACCCGCGAGCGAACCGTCTCCAAATAATTCGCCATCACCAAATGTCAACGTGCCGGGAATCGCGCCGTATTCAGCAACAACACGATGGGTCCACGCCTCGGGCGTGTTGCCCGCCAACCAGATGATTTGATCGTTCGTGCCCACCCATACGCCTTCCTTGACCGGTGCAATCATAGTGACCGATGAACTAAAGGGCACTGCCTTCCGCAGATCGAACAGTTCCGGGGCGTAGGGCTCGCTCGGGTACAACCGAGCCCCCTTCGCCACCATCATTACCCCACCGTAGTACCCGATGAAGTCGCCGGCGGGCGGCGCGGAAAGGAACTGCGTTACCAGCGGCGATGACCCCATCCGCGGATCGCGAATAACGAAATCTGTATCAGCGTTGGCAATTACCCCGGCGCGGTACAGGGTCGTCCCGCCAGCGGTGGGAGTAGCATAAATCACCTTGTGGGTTACCGTGGGGTCGGAGGACACCGATATCGATGACAGCGATATACCGCCGATATCGGCGAGATCGATTGTTCCAGCTTTGCGAGCGCCGCTCTCCTGGCCGTCGTCACGCAAATACGTCACGGCGTACTGATACCAGCCGGCGGGCAGAGAACCGCCCGTGGTGGCGGCGACGGGTACACCGGGCGCATCAAGCCCCCACGTTCTATGGGCGCCGTTCTGCACGCAACCGAGTTCCACTCCGTTAGAATAAAAGACGCGATCGCCAACGAAGGTGTAAGACAGTGACTTACTCGCTGTGAGACCACTACGAAGGGTCGTCGTTGTCCAATCAGGGTTTACGAGTTTCAAAGAATTCGAGCCGACACCAAGGCACACCGAACCGGAAGCCCAGAGATCGCGATCCACGGCTGCTGTCACGGGAGCCGAGTACCCCTTGCGACGGCTGATGCCAAGCGAGTCATCAATGTCGCAATTCAAGCAAGTGGCTAAGTCCTGTTTCGAAAAACTTTCAGGACTGACGGTATTGCGCAACCCGAGGAATGAGGCGTATTCCTCAAGTCCTTCACGCGGGTCGACCGGATCAGAATATTCAGTCATATTAATTCCAGTTCATTATGTTTAGCCCGGCGTTGTTTCTGGTTCGCATTCGTATTTACCTGCGCGATGCGGCGAGCAGGTGACCACGGCTTCCCTTTCAGTGGCTCAGATATATGAGATACGTGTTCGGTCGAAAGTTTTCTTCCTTTCAAAGCAGCAGATATACGGGATGCATGTTCAGCAGATAAAGGTTTACCTAAAAGCGGACTTAAAAGATTGCTTCTATTTACCTGTGCGACACGACGCGCGGGTGTCCATGGCTTCCCTTTTAATGCTTCGGACATGTGCAATACGTGCTCAGTAGATAAAATTTTACCTGTGTGGATAGCGCTCATCCTTTGCCGCCACTCCAGCGGTTTCTTCTTTCCCTTCCCTGCTTTAGACAAATTTTTTCTTGCTTCTTCTGAAGTTATCCTGCCTGTATTTATTATCGATAGTTTTTCTCTAGTTTCTGAAGTGTGGGTATAACCTAAGGAAGACCCCGCTATTTTACAAAGATTGTATTCTGGTTTAAAAACATCAATTGCGCGCTGTTCGTAGAAAATTAAATTCTCCGGTGAGCAAAAAAGCAGAATAGAAAAACGAAACGCGGAAGGGCCATATTTATCCCACGAGCGCTGAAAATATTTATTACCATGGACTCCTAACTTAAAATCAGAACGATGCACCGCCCAACGGTGTGAAAATTTTACAGCACTACCAATATACCGCTTCCCATTCACGGTATTCAGAATTTCATAAATGCCGCTAATATTCATCACCGATCCAGGAGTGCGGTGGACGAAGAGAACGCCCAACGCGAAGTGCCGAGTTCGAACCGCTGGCGATCGCGGCGAGCTTCCTTCGCAACTTCGTTGAACTCAGCAAGCAACAGGCGACCGTCGGTTTTCATCTGACCGTCGGTGTTTGGCAACGTGAGGGCGCGGCCGGCGGCGTAATGGCAGAGATCTTCATGCCACTGGACAGGAATCTCGGGTTCCGCATCCGTGTTGTCAAGCGTTAGTTCCACGAGGGGCAGTCTCGCGATCTTCAGCGCCATCTGCACGCCGTTTTCCGCCGCCGTGGGCGTGGGGTAGACGCGTATCATGCGGGAACCGGCGTCCGAAGCGATGGCACGCGGCGAGCCGGTTTCAGCAGCCGCAAGCGCAGCGGCTTCTCCTACTTCAAAGGCGTTGAAGCCGTCGTGTGGCGTATCAGAGCGAAGCACGATATCGTCCGTGCGGCCAAGAGGACTGGACAACGTCGATGGTGTCGCATCAAAAATTTTTAGGACCGTGGGATGAACCGCGTATAATGAAATCCCGGTGCGCAAGGTCAAAATGCCCGCCGGCGTTGTCCCATATTCTATAATGCACCACGCCCGTCTGGCGAGAATGCGTTGGGCGTGGTTGAACATGCGCACAAGGAAAGCGTCCCCCCAAAGCGAATCTGGGTCGCCATCCACGAGTTCAGTCCGGTCATCCAAAAATTCGGACGCAGTATAGGTCAGCATATCTTGCAAATTCACGGCATCACCCCGCAAAAGAAAAACGACCGACCCTGCGCGATGTCGGTCGTTCCCTAGTTCCTACAACCTTGTAGACGCCACCGAAGCTCATTGCGAACTCCGTCAGGCGGCGGCTTGCGCGATTTCCCTCTGCGCCTTGTTTCTTTGCGACTCCAGGAATTTTTGATATTCTTCCACCGAGGCCAGTCCAATGACCTTCCACTGGAACCGATGCGCCGGGCGGGTCACATACCCATTCTGGCTGCTGACTGTGACTTCTTCTACAGCGCGTTCCAAGACATCAGTGATAAAAACATGCGGGAGTATGACTTCTTCCCCGCGCGGGACTTTGATGACGTAGCCGTTTATGCCGAGCGGGACAAAATCCTGGTCCCTCTTGTCGAGCCCTTTGTAGATAATCACCTTGCTATATCTTTGAGCGAACCCTTGCCCGTCCGGGGATGCCGGTGCAATTTTTGCGCGTTCCTCGGCGATCATGCGCTTTAGAATAGCGTCGTCCGTTTCAGCGGCAACCGCAGCCGCAGCCTTCGCACGAAGCCGTTCAAGACGCTGTTCTTCAGTCTCCGATACTGGCGTGGGGGCAACCCGAACTCGGTATTCAATCCCTCTTTCTCATCCATGCGTTTCTCCTTAGATATGTTTTTGGTACTACTACTTCATCGTTTCTGCCGCGGCCTCATCGAAGGCGCTATCGAACTCGGCTTCAGGAATTGTTTTCAGGCTCCCTTGCACGAGCGCGAGAACTTCCTTCACGTTCTTCGCCGCGAACTTCTTTACGCAATCCCCCATGTAGGGTTCTACCATGGGGGAATCCTTCCCAGCCTTTTTCTTAGCGGCGGCTTTCATCTCCGCCATTTTTTCGAGATCGGGGATCTCCACCATGAACCCATTCTCTAGCCGTTCGATAGAAACCCGATAGTGTTCGCTGTTCATCAGGATCAACCTATCGCGATCCAGTGCGCCTGATCGCCCGTTGCGATGGTACCGACTGGGATACGAACGCCCGTGAACAGTTCTCCCGCCTTATTCAAGCGAGAGTTGTCCGTCTCGGCGGCATTCTGCGTCTCGTACACTGTCCACGTGTCAACGGTGCCCGAATCAAAGGCTTCGATCAACGCCGGCTGCGCGGTTGTCTGGAGAAGGACGCCGTCGACATCGATCGTGAGCGCGGTGCCCGCCGCCTGGCCGTCAACAACCTCGACGGCGGCAGGCGTGGTAACGTCCCAGATCTTGAAGTAGCGCGGTTTCCAGCCTAGATTCAGGATTGACTTCTTGACAGTACCGTCATCCAGAAACGACCCCGTTGCGAACCGGGAGACGGGTGACGGGTTGTGGTTGGATGATGTAATAGTCATGGGTTATCCTATCGCGATCCAATGCGCCTGGACGCTTTGCGCAATCAACGCGGCCGGGATACTGACACCAGTGAACTTCTCATTGACCTTGTTCAGGCGAGAATTATCCGTCTCAGCGGCGTTCTGCGTTTCGTACACAGTCCACGTATCAACTGCACCTGAGTCAAGGCCCTCAACCAGCGAAGGCATCGCCGAAGTTTCCAGGGACATCGTGCCGTTTTCAAGCGTCTTGACCCCATACGCAGCCGCCATTCCATCAGTGACTTCGTACGTAGCCTCGGTAGCACTCACATCGAAAATCTTGAAATACCGCGGCTTCCATCCCAGATTCAGGATGCTTTTCTTGACGGTGCCGGTGTCCTTGAAGGAACCCGTTGCGACGCGGGGAACGCTGGTCGGGTTGTGGTTTGAAGACGTAATAGTCATTTGCTAAACTCCTAGTGTGAAGGGTTGCGGCGGGGGGCCGAAGCCCCC